TACACCGTGCTGCTAACGGATACACCGTCAATGTGGCCACTGGAAGTGTTTGGCAAAAATTTAGAGGCTTCGCGACGGGTCGGTGTTCGACCTCAACTGATAACTCCTTGGCGTTATACGCCGTTTTGCTGTACGCGTTCACGAAGACTACTGGGCTGCCGGCTTCAGACTACCACAAGTGGGCGTCACTCATAAATATGGGGGACGACAACATCGTTGGTTCGTCACACCCTTCGTTCAATGCTGCCGCTATTGCCGAAGTTGTGCGTACCCAGCTCGGCATAGAGATGAGGCAGGAGGCTGCTCCTGGCCCCTTGCACGAGCAGACATTTCTGAAGAAAACATTCACCCGTATGGTGGAAGACAGTGAGGCTCAGGCTGATCTGCGCATTGCAGGCGTTGATCCACTGGACTTTAAGTATTCGGTTCGCCACGACGTCACGTCGATACAGGAACGGAGAGGGGTGGCTCTCGCCAATCAACCTCCGCTAGAACTTTATGAGCGCTGCCTTGGGCACCTGGCTTTGACTTGTCATCACCGGGAGACGTACGATTGGATTGCGGAGGAGGCCCGGTTGATGCATCAGCGGCTCAGTAAGGATGTCAGCCTTGGTCGACGCTTGAAGCCAGTGCCATCGTATGCGATGGTCGTGCGGCAACACTATTCACCGTTGGAGCGACCAGATCATGAGCATCCCCATGTGGCTTATCAGAACGTGCCATCCCAGCCGCTTTTGCGCCAATGGTTAGAGGGTTTTTCCGCGGCCACGTCGTTTTGGTATGCACACACAAGGGTCTTCACCGCAGTGGAGAGTAGTGTACGTAAGGTGTGTGTGAATCCCACTTCAATTGGCTGGAGGTTTGAACGTCACGTGTATGTGGCGTTGCGGCTCAAAGAGTCAGAAGTGCAGTATGCGGCGTTCGCAGCAAAATGCGGGCAACACCCCTTCTCTATCCTCCTGAGGCCAACTGTTTTCTGGGAAAATGGCCGGTCACAGGTGCATGCGATGAGCCACCAGGAACTGGTTGAGGAAGAGCAAAAGCTCAGACAAATTTATGCGATTAACATGTGCATGCTCACCGTCGTTGGGTGGCATTTGCCTGCACTTCTGGCTTGTCCAGAGTTCTTCATTGCCTACGTGCTGGTGTATGGGATCGTGAAGTTGTACCCAAGC